ACTCACCCAAGATTTTTGGGTATATGACTGCGCCCTACACGGTGGACCCTGTAACGATGGACCAACCTGCGACAATTACGACGAGGAGTGTGAATGTTGTCTGGATCCACTTGATGGCATAGGCGATGGTGGGATAGATAACACAAAAAATGCCACTGAAGTTACACTTGGAGCAAAAGACGCTGTTTTTAACCAAACAAATGGTGGAGTTAATTTTGATAACTTCTTTGGTCTTGGTGCCATTAACCTTTTAGTTGGATCTCACACCCAAATTTATTCAGAAAACAGAAACAAACATAACGATGCCATTTCAAAAAATCATGCTCCTGTCATGAACATTTCGCACAATCTTGGTTATGCGAGATACAGGGAAGGCATGAAAGTTCACGATCCTATGCCAAACGCAACATATGAAAAAGTGAAGCAAGTCATCGGAACTACCCCTGCGATGTCAATGGGCAAGAATAGTGATAGAATTGCCAGTCTACAAACCAACTCTAACTCTGGGGGCATAGACTTTACCCATGACAACATTAAAACATTCATAGATGAATCTACGCCCAGTGATCTGGCGCGGAAGGGATTCTACAATAATGATCCAAGAACTCCCATCAATAATCACAAAACAGATCCAAAAGCAAATCAGGCACTTTTCCAAGGACACAATATAATCGACCGCCCGACCCAGAGGTCCGGAATCGATAATGATCCCTGCGATCCGTGTCCGTCTGTATGC